CCTACATTATCCTTACATGGCTCAAGTCTACCAGCTGAAATATCACATGCCATATCTTTTATTTTTTACAAAAAAGGGCGGGCGTTAACCCACCCCTTTATTAAGTTATTTATTCAGTTTATTAGTTAACTCCGTTAACGATTCCGTAAGTAACTACGTCAGCAGCGAAAGCATATTGAACGCCAGCCGAAAAACGCATAATTACTCTTACGTTTTGTGATCCGTCAAGGTCTGCCATATCCAAAACTTTAACTTCTTGGTGGTCTGATAATAAACCAGTACCGAAGTACAAGTTATCAATAGTTGACAAGATAGCTACGTTAGCAGACATACCAGGACACATAACAACAGGAATACCATCAAAGTACAAAGCACCTCCTGTAGTGTACCACATGTTACCTTTGTTCTCGAATCCGTTAGCTCCTACTCCAGCAGCACCGTATCCACCTAAAGCACGAACATAAGCTTTGAAGATGTTGTTAGAAACATAAAGTCTCAAGTCCTCTCTTCCGTAAAGGCTGTCAGGCATAGCATCTACTATTTTACCTAACTCAGTAACTACGTTTACAGCATCTACAGTAGTACCAGTAACTTCTTGAGCAGCTGGCAATTCAGTATCTAAAGACAAAAGTCTTTCGAAACCGTCAAATTGTCCTGTAGTAGCAGCGTTACCTTGCCAAATAGAAAGCTCGTTTCTAGCAGCAGACTTCTCAGCTACATGAGCAATTAAGAAATCAGCGAAGTTCTTAGGTAAGTTATCAAAAGCAGAGTATCCCATTTGGATAGCTTCCCAGTCGCTTCTGAAGTCAGCCTTACACAAAGAAAGGTTAATTTGTAAATCCTTTGGCTCAAGAATTTTCTCAGTCAAAGTTAAAGTTGATGTAGGGTCGAAATCACAAGAACCGTCTTTAACGATATCATCTAGTCCTACTCTTTTAAGTACTTCTTTGTACTTAACGTTTTGCTTAACAGTAATTAAATTGTTAGCAATAGTTGGCGCTGGTAAAAGCGCAGCAGCTACATACTTACCAGCAAACTCGCCAGCGTAAGTAGTAGTAATTGAAGTTGTTGTTGCCATTTTTTATTTATTTAAAAATTATTATTTGCTTATTAAGTCATATACTTTTGAACGTAAAGAAACTTCTTTTCTATTGAAAGATATTTGCTCTCTAGGTTGTACATTTTCAGGATTGTGTTGAATAGGCTTAGAAAGTTCTACTTCCTCAGTTACTTCGTTAGTTACTTCCTCAGTAGTTTCCTCTTCCTCTTTAGTTTCCGCTTTTAATTCAGCTAAAATCTCAGCTTTCAATTCAGCTATTAAAGATGCTTTCTCTTCAGCAGAAAAATAAGTCTCTTTAGAAACAGATTCAACTATTTTCTTAGCAGTTGGTTGCTCAGATGAAGCTTCTACTTCTTCTTTTTCCTCAGCTTCTACTTCTTCAGCTGCAGGCTCTTCAGCTTCCATTTCTTTCTTTTCGTAAGAAGCTATAATTCCTTCCTCAGCTACTTTTAAGATCATGTCGTCAGCCATAGCATACTCGCCTACTGGTAAAGGGATTCTTTCGTCCTCGTTAACAATAAATACAGGCTGTCCAGCTTCGAACATTTCAGCCTCTAAAGCAGCTTGTCCGTCTGCTGTCATGATTTGCTCTAGTTTTACTTCTACAGCCTTTAAGCCTATTTTTCGAAGTAAAGCGTTAATTTGTTCATTCATATTACTATCTTTTTTTTTATATACGTTTATTAAATAGTTTGTTATAATTTTAACTTGAAACTCTTACTATAGTCCTAGTAGTGTCCTCGTTTGTGACGTTGCTATTATTAGTACTTGTAATAGGGCTACTAGTCTCGCTTTCTACTCGTGTAGTGTCTTCATTTGTAACTACTGAAGTATTGCCACTTACTAAGCTTCCTATTCCTTGCGCTAATATAGAACCGTCACAGCATTTACGAGAATAAGTTTTTCCGTCTTTACATAGACAGCCTCTATTACCTCCTACTGGACTTGTTTTACCTGGATTCATTTAAAATAAAGTAGGTTTCTGATAGTAAGTTTGTATTAATATTCCTACGTTAGCAGCGGCTATATCAATATCAACTCCTGAGTCATTTCTTAAAGCAAAGTAAAAGCCACCAGTTACGAAAGGGTCACTAGCAGAGTTTGTATAAGAAATAAAATTAAACTGCTGTGCTCCCTCGTCTGCTGTTCTGAATACTAGAATTTCACTACCTATAATAGAGTCATCCGCAAAACGTCTTAAAGATAGTGCAAGTGTTTGAGTAGATCCTCCACTTGGCGTAATAGTAAAGTTAACTCTAAAATTGTGATGAAGCCTTTGCCCTTCGTATGCTTTGCCTACATAAGGTACCAAAACATGGTCTCCAGCTGCAGCATCTACTCCAGTAAAAGGGTTTATTCTAGTTCCGTTTAAGTCTCCTGTTACAGTTGTAATAGCTACCGAGTTACAGTTTGCTTCACTTGCGCAGAACCTAATAGTGCTACCTCCATTATAAAGCACGTTAATATTTAAAGCGTTTAAAGTAGCTTCGTTTGCTGTTATCCAGTCTTGAGCTGTTTGGTCTAAACTAGTGTTAAAAGTAGCTAAGTAGTCTACTCCAGCTACGCTAATATTTGCAGTTCCGCTCGTCCCTGTTAAAGTTAAGTCTATTCCAAAAGCTATATTATACTCGTCGTAAGAAGTAGTACCTCCAGCAACTTTGTCAGCGTTTGTAAAGAAAGTAAAACCGTTTGCAGTTTGTCCGTTTAATAACGTAGTAGGAGCTACAGGCGTATTACTCCATTGCGTAGAACCATGGTTAACAGCATCAGCACTAACTACGTTACCACTATCTAAAAGTGCGCTCGCTGGGTTAGTTCCGTCAAAGTAATATACTTGTCCGTTATAGTAGTACATTGAGCCTTGTTCATTCTTTAAGCCTGAAGGGTCGTTAACTATGTCTAGCCTTACATTATAAGCTGTATTTTTAATATCTCTTGCCATTTTATTTGATTATGTTTTTTAGTTGTTTAATAATGTCCTCTTTTTCGTCGCTCATTTCTAAGGCTTCTAGTCCTTGATAAATCCCCTCAATTGAGAATCCTTTATAATCTCCAGCTTTTATCTTTTGCCACTCTTCCTCGTTGTAAACTTTCATAGTGATTGCCCAGCTACCTACAGGAGCTTTAAGGTTATAAAGTGCTGTCTTGTCTTTGTCAGTATCTTCTACTATCCAGCTCTCTATTACGCTCACTCCTTTAACTGGTCTTTCGTGTTCGCTTGTTATGTTGTTTAAGTTTAGTTTTTTCATAAACAGCTCAGCAGTTTTGTAGATCGTTTCTTTAGAGAAATAAATGTTAAATTCTTTCTCTTTTATTTTGCGATAAATACGCTTTTCAGGAACTAAAGCTAGTCCTGTAACTATTCGTTTCTCATCATCTACTACTTTGAGTTCCATTTTATAACCTGATAAGGCTACAAAGTTCTCTTCTATTGCTGGATTCTCGACAAGTGAAACAGCGAATACTCCATCTTCTGTCTCATCTTCTATAAATAATTCTACTTCTTGTAATTCCATAACTTATTTACGTTTAAAGTGTACTTTGTTGTATTTTGTTTCTTTCAAGTGATTGAGCAGTAGTAACATCTCCAGCGACTACATAAGCTTGTAAAGGTTGCTGTCCTAAAGTCTCTGCTAGTTGGTTAGTTCCTGTATTTCCTACTACGTTAAACACAGCTGGAGAACTTAAAGCAGCTGGAGGGTTAGAAGCTCCACCTCCACCAGCACCAGTTGAAGCACCTCCTCCACCTGGATTAAATTCTTGTCTAGCAATAGTAGCCACGTTTGCAAGTCCAGCAGCAATAGCAGCACCAGCAGCTATAAAAGGCTGAGCTGGAAATAATACAGTGCCAGGATTTGCAGCAGCACTAGCGAAAATAGCATTTGCACCTTTATAAGTATCTATTACAGCTTGAGCAATACTAATAGCTTTCTGTATGTTAAAAGCTCTCCTTTGTTGTTCCTCACTTTGTCCGGCAAATGCTTGTACTAATTCCCCAAGCGCTCCAAATGTTTCACTAGCTAAAGAAAGTTTAGCATCTTTTAAAGCTATTTCTCTCTCTAATTCAGCTTGAGCAAGTTCCTCTTTTATTTTATCAGCTTCTATTTGAGCATTAATAATAGCTTCTTCTTTTGCAAGTTCAGCATCTAAATAGGCATCTATTTCGTCTTGCATTTGTTTTTTTCTTGCAAGCTCCTCTTCGTCGTGTTGTTTTTGCCATTGCGCTAAATCCTCGTCTAGTTGCTTAAGTCTTAAATACTCAGCTATTTTAGCATCAAATTCTTGTCTAGCTATGTCTATTCTTTCATTTGAACCATTTCTTTCTATATCAGTAATAGCTAACTGGTTTCCAGCTCTACGCTCTTTTAACTCAGCTAAAACT